GGGTGGGCTGGGGTACGGCATACTTGACCGACTGGTAGAACAGCGGTATAAGGTGCGTGGGGTAAACTTTGGCTGGAAAGCCAAAAACCAGATTATGTGGGGCAACAAGCGCGCGGAGATGTGGGGGCTGATGCGAGACTGGCTAAAGAACGCCAGCATCACACCAGACCGGCAGCTCAAAGCGGACCTGACCGGCCCCAAGACCAAGCCGGACTCAAGCGGTACGATCTTCTTGGAGAGCAAGAAGGACATGAAGGCTAGAGGACTTGCCTCACCCGACGCGGCAGACGCAATTGCCGTGACGTTTGCCTATCCGGTTGCCAGCCGCGAGCCTCGCGTCACCACCATCCGTCGAACCTTTAGCGACCGCTCATCGGGCGCGACAAGCTGGATGGGGGCGTGATGGCTACTAAGAAGTCAGTCAGCTTGGCAGTCGGACGCGGCGAGAAGCGCCCTACAAGCCAAGGCGCTGGGCTGACCGCCAAAGGGCGCGAGAAGTACAACCGCGCAACGGGCAGCAACCTGAAAGCGCCTGCGCCTAACCCCAAGACAGAAGCTGACAAGGGCCGTAAGGCGTCGTTTTGTGCCAGGATGGGCGCAGTGGCCGCCAAGGCCAAGGACGGCGAGCGCGCTAAAGCGTCACTCAAACGATGGAAGTGCTGACATGAAAAAACCAGGCAGCCCCGGTCTGTACGCTAACATTCACGCCAAACAAGAGCGCATCAAAGCCGGTTCTGGCGAGAAGATGCGAAAGCCAGGCTCACCCGGCGCGCCAACGGCCAAAGCCTTCCGTGAGTCGGCTAAAACAGCTAAAAAGAGGTAGACATGCCCCTCGTCAAGTCACCCAGCAAAGCCGCTTTTCGTAAGAACATCGCGGCAGAAGTACGCTCAGGGAAACCCGTTAAGCAAGCTGCCGCCATCGCATACGCTACTAAGCGCGCAGCGGCTAAACCTCCAATGAAAAAGAAGTAATGGCCTACGATCCAACAGGCATGGGCGGCGCTGCTGAAGTCGCAGACGTGGGTGGCTACGAAGGCGACGCGCCCGACAAAACAAACGGGCATCGGCTGTCGCAGATGCGCGACCGGTTCAAAACCGCTGTCAGCGCGTACAGCGACACCCGCGAAGACCAGTTGGACGATCTGCGGTTTATGGCCGGATCGCCTGACAACCACTACCAGTGGCCGGCAGACGTGCTGTCGGTACGCGGGTCGGTGCAAGGGCAGACGATCAACGCTCGGCCATGCTTGACGATCAACAAGCTGCCGCAGCACGTGCGCCAGGTGACGAACGAGCAGCGGCAAAACAGGCCGTCGCCCAACGTCATCCCTGCCGACGACAAGGCAGACGTTGAGGTAGCTGAGATTTTTGACGGCATGATCCGTCATATCGAATACATCTCAAATGCGGACGTGGCCTACGACACCGCCTGCGACAATCAGGTGACGTTTGGTGAGGGTTACATTCGGATTCTGACCGAATACTGTGACGAGACGAGCTTTGATCAAGATATCAAGATCGGGCGCGTGCGAAACAGCTTTTCGGTCTACATGGACCCGACGATCCAAGACCCGTGCGGTGCGGATGCTGAGTGGTGCTTCATCACCGAAGACATCCTGAAGTCCGATTATGAGCGGCTGTACCCGAACGCTATGCCGGTCAGCTCGATCATGACGCAAGGCGTGGGCGACCAGTCACTGTCGCAGTGGCTGGGCGAGATGACGGTAAGGATTGCAGAGTATTTTTACTGCGATTACAAGCCCGCAACGCTCAACCTGTACCCGGACGGCACCACGACGTTCCAAGGCACCCCGCAGGACAAAATGATGCGCCAGATGGGCCTAAAGCCCTCCCGGCAACGCAAAGTCCAGCGTAAGAGCATCAAATGGTGCAAAACGAACGGGTACGAGATGATCGAAGAGCGCGACTGGGCAGGGTCGTATATCCCTGTCATTCGCGTGATTGGCAATGAATGGAACATCGAAGGCCAGCTTGAGATTTCAGGTTTGGTCAGAAATGCTAAAGACGCCCAGCGGATGTACAACTACTGGGTAAGCCAAGAAGCGGAAATGCTGGCGCTAGCGCCCAAAGCACCGTTTATCGGCTACGGCGGTCAGTTTGAGGGCTACGAAGAGAAGTGGAAGACCGCTAACACGACGAATTACCCGTATTTAGAGGTCAATCCCGACGTCACCGACGGCGCGGGCAACATCCTGCCGTTACCGCAGCGCGCCCAGCCGCCGATGGCCCAAACGGGGCTAATTCAGGCCAAAATGGGGGCGTCTGAGGACATCAAAGCGGCAACCGGGCAGTACAACGCAAGCCTTGGCATGACGTCAAACGAGCGGTCTGGACGGGCTATTTTGGCCCGCCAGCGTGAGGGCGATGTTGGTACGTACCACTACGTTGACAACTACGCCCGTGCAATTCGGTACGTAGGCCGTCAATTGGTCGATCTGATCCCAAAAATCTACGATACACCTCGGATTGCGCGGATTATTCAGGTTGACGGCAACTCTGACATGGTGCGGCTTGATCCCAATCAGCCAGAACCCGTGCGGAAGATGGTAAACGAAGCCGGTGTGGTGGTGCAGAAGATTTACAACCCCGGCGTTGGTAAGTACGACGTCAAAGTGACGGTCGGCCCGAGCTACCTGACCAAGCGTCAGGAGTCGATGGACGCGATGAGCCAGATTCTGCAAGGCAACCCCGCTTTGTGGGCTGCGGCAGGCGATCTGTTTGTCAAGAACATGGACTGGCCTGGTGCTCAAGAACTGGCCGAGCGTCTGAAGAAAATGATTGACCCGAAACTGCTGCAGAACGAGGACGATCCTGCGCTACAGGCGGCCAATCAGCAGATTCAGGCGATGCAGGCGCAGATGGAGCAGATGTACAACATGCTTCAAAACGCCAGCAAGTCGATGGAAGCGCAGAAATTGCGAATTGACGAGTACAATGCCGAAACCAAGCGTTTGCAAGCCCTTCAAAGCGGTATGACGCCTGATCAAGTGCAGGATGTGGTCATGCAGACGTTGAAAGACGTAATGACGGCAGGCGATATGGTCATGGCCCAACAGCAGATGGCGATGCAAGGAGTGCCGCAGTGAGCTGCGCAGACTTTATCGGAACGCTTTTTCTGGCGCGAGATGTTACCCATTCGGTTCATCTCAACACCAAGTCTTACGCCAAACACGTTGCGCTAAACGAGTTTTACGACGCAATCGTCGATCTGGCCGACAAGTTTGCCGAAGCCTATCAAGGCCGCCACGGTCTGATCGGGCCTATCTCGCTGATGAGCGCCAAGAAAAACAGCGACGTCATTGACTTTCTCAAAGACTCACTTGCCGACATTGAAGAGATGCGGTACAAGGTTTGCGATAAAGACGACACGCCGCTGCAAAACATTATTGACGAGATTGCAGGGCAATATTTGTCCACGCTCTACAAACTTCGCTTCCTCGCATAAGGACGCACGATGGAACTTCTCAATCCTCTCGCGGATAGCAACTTTCCAGCCCGCACCGCGTCCTACACGGGAACGGCTGGCTCAACTTCTACGTGGCCTGCAGGCCCGCAAGGCGTGGTGATTTGGTCAACGACCGCAGCCTACGTAACGGTAGGCGAAGGTGTGACGGCAACCACCAGCTCAACGCCTATTCCTGCCAACACGCCCATCCCGTTTATCGTACCGTCTGGCACCGGCGCAGACTGGCGGGTTAGCGCGATCCAGATCGGATCGGCAGGCACTGTGTACGCCAAACCAATCAATATCCGATGAGCTTTGGCATACCCGTCCGAAACGGACTTGGTTTAGGGCTGGGCACGGTTGCCACGCTGGCGACTGACTTTGCCGGCCCTAATCCTGGCCCGCCGTGGGTCGTGTTAACCAGCGATGCAACGCCTTATACCGTTGACGAAGAAGTGCTCAACAGTTCAGGCACCAGTTATTACGTTGTCGAGACAGTGCTGACGAGCAACGGCACGTCTTACAGCCCGATTTAAGGAGCTATTCATGCCACCCGCATACGAGGTACTTCTTCTCAATACAGCAATCCCCCAAATCCAAGCTGCGCAGACGGGCGACACTTACGTTGTGCCGAGGGACATTGCGTTTTCGGCTGCGCTCACGCTGTCGGCAGGCACCGCGAACGGAGTGCCGTATCTGAACGCCAGCAAAGTCCTGACTACGGGGAGTGCGCTGACGTTTGATGGGACGAATTTAGTCAACACATCATCATCTGTTGGTACTCCAGAAATT